TCAGTTTTTGTTGTTTTTGTTTCTTTAGATTTTAAAGCTTTGAATTTAGCTGTGCAAATTTCAGATTCTTTAGCTTTCAATCCAACTAAATCACAATTTTCTGCGAAAGTTTTTAATGAAGTAAGTTCTTCTTCTTCAAACACATTTTTAATTGATTCGAAATAACTATTTACTTCTGCTTCTGCTTTTTCTTTAATTAATTTTTCATACTCGGTATTGATTTCTGAATGTTCTTTTGTTAATGCTTCCAAAGCTGTTTCTTTTTCAACAACCACTCTATTAGCGTTAACTATAGTTTCATCTTTCTCCACTATACTTGCCTCTAATTTAGTAACTGCTTCTTTAGAACTATTGATTTCAATTTCAAGTTCTTTGTTCTTTGCTACTTCTTTTTCGTATAATTCTTTAAATTCCATTTCATATTCCTCCTTATTATTATCATCTTTTTTAGAATTTAACTCAATGATTTGAGAAGTTTCATCTGCTGGAAGCTGTCCATATAAAATAGCCAATCCTGTGTAATCATACACAGAAGGTTTTCTGCCCATTTTTAAACTTCCGTCTTCGTTAGTCCTTCCATTTTCATATACAATTTGTTTAGCGCCCTCTTTGCCGTTTATTTCTACAGAGCCTTTTATGTCTTCGTTTTTAATAACAGTTTTCAACCATTTTATAAATTTAGGATATCTTTGATTTGACAAATACCCTTCTGTCATTAAAAGTTTTTTACCGTTAACTTCCTCTATATAGGCTTTTTGCACACTACCGACTTGTACACTCTCTGGGAAAGATACGTTCCCCTCCTCATCATAGACTTGTTCTCCATGGTCAAAAGGTATTTCATTATCTCCGTAAGGAAATACTGCCACATAAGGCATACCAATAGCAGATTCAATGTTTTCTCTAGTTGAATTTTCAGTCCAAGTTAAACCATTTTCGTTATATTGGCTATCTGTACCGTAAATTTCATGAGCCGACATTTTTATTCTAGTTCTACCAGAAACATCAGCTAAATTAATATTGTTAATTTCTATAAAAAACCCTTCTGTTTCGTACGCTACTGTTTTTTGGCTTAATTCGGTATCTTCGTTTTCTATAACACTTCCGTTTTCATCTAACACCTACTTTACACCCCCTTATGTGTTTTTATTTTTTCCTTGCGCAATTATACTAGAAGGACTTGTTTTATCTTTTACATCTCCTACAGGTCTACCACCTACATTACCATCTGGATTGGGTATATCCGCACTATCTGACATTGTATAACTTGTAGCATGTGGGAAGAATTCTTCATCAAATTTCTCAAATTTTTCTTGTCGCATCATAGAAATATATGATTCAGAGTTGAAACTACTAGCCTCTATCATAAACCTTCTACTTCCAGCACCAAGCGTAAACATTTCTTTTGCTTGTTCGAATACTTCTTTGTTGTTTAGTGATGTAATGTTCAAATATTCAAATCTAATACTAGGCTTTTTTTCCCCAAATAAATAATAGTTAAAAACCCTAGTATATTCAGAAGAAATATTTTCTAATACTTCGTATAATTGACTTGCTATTAAATCTATATTTACTTGTAAGCTTGCATAACTTGCTCCAGAATCACTCGAAGCGTTCAATGCAGAAGAAGCAAAACCAAGTGAAGTAGATGTTTTCTTGATATTTTCATCTGACAAAGTATCTTTTATTAAAGAGGAATCTTTTGTTAATCTATCTATTTTAGCGTTAGGAGGTAAGGTTAAAGTAGTTACTTTTTTACCGTTACCATTTACGTTGGATAATACTGAGTCCTCAAAAGCTCTTATTACAGCTTCTTGTTGCAATTTTTTCAAAGAACAAGTTCCCTTTTTTTCGCCCTCTGGCAATTCTAAGTAATAAATAGAACTAGCTAATTCTTGTATTAGGACATATTGGTCATCTTCATACTCTTTAGCAAATTGCATGTCCCTCATTGCTGATATACAATAAGGTCTACCGTAGGCTTCTTTTTTATTAGCTTTAAATTTTAACACTACAGTGGTGTTAATATCTAATTGATACCATCTTTTACTAGAATCTTTCTTATATAAATTATAAGCTTTTAGAAAATCTTTAGGGAAGTTTCTTATCTCGCTTAATAATCCTCCGTACTTATAGTTGTCGAAATAAGACATATCAAAAGCCGCTATTTGTGTAGCACCACTTAAACCTATTACTTTACAATAGTCTAAATTAAGTGGCTGTATCATTACACCTTCTGCGATATTTAAACCTTCTATTTCCTCTATTGATTCCACGTTACCGCCAGACAATATTGGTTTTACAGTATCATACGTATCCCTTAATATACCTATATAAGTACCTTCTAAAAGAAGTTGTCTCATTACATCTCTCGTACTTGATTTATGTCCTATTAAACTTGATAACTCTATGACTTTATCTTCTTTGACTATTAAAGATTTATCTATTTTTTTATCATCTATAATACTTACAATTCTATTTAAAGATGGTATAGACACACTATAATCAATAACATTGGAAAATAAGCCGTTCGTGTTATAAAACATTCTAGATAAAGCCCTCGCTTGCTTATTATAAGTCATAGGAGAGCTTATAAAAGTATTTATATCGTTCATGGTATAATCACTATTGTTGATAAGTTTTATCTCAAACATATTAGACTGCATTGAGTTCACTTCAACATCAAAAGAACTATTTTCGCTATTGACTGATAAGTTTTCGTCATTCAAATAAATCACCGCCCTTCTTAATTAGTTTTTGTTCTAATTACATATTCATAATCACTTTCACTTACTTCTTCATCTAAAAACAAAGCGATATAATATACAGCGTAAGCAAAAGCAGCATAAATATCTTTGTCAACTTTTTTTACTACTTGTACTACGGTATTTTTACCACTTCCACCACTTAAGGCAACTAACTTTAGATTAGCTACTTGGTCTATAAACCTTTGTGTTTGTTCGCAAGCTATTTCATTATCTGTTTCTTCTTCTGTGAATCTAGGTGTGTCTGGTTTTAAATCGTTCCAACTTTTGTATATTCTTAATCTTCTAGACTCTACAACATCTATGAACTTAGTTATTACCTCACTGTTTATTCCTGTTGATTTAAAAGAATAAACCATTTCTATAGCTTCGTTACCCTCAAATTTTTCATCTGTGTTTATTGTAGAAAATGAGGGATAAATGTCTCCTGTATCTATATCTGTAGTATGTTCTAGCAATTTTTCTACCAAACCTTGACCAATAGTATTAGCATCTATGACTACTGCTTTAACTCTTGTAGTGGCTAAATCCCATGTTCCACCGTACCTAACAAAGAATTTTTTAACTACTAAAGCTTGTTCTTCATAATTTAAGCCATTACTAGGGGTTTCTATATTTACTAAATCCAAAGTTTCTATCTTGCCTTTTAAATTTCTTCCTAATCTTAATGCTGCTAAAGCAGTCTGATTATTAGATTCAGAAGCACTTCTAGCAACGTCAACACCAATTACATATTCATAAAGCATATTATTGCCTCTTTTGTCTTTGGGTATTTCTAGCTCAAATTTTACTATAGTTCTGCAATTTAATAATTTTGTTATATTTATTAAACTATTTCTTACACTTCCTACCCATTCACATAAGTAGTTTTGTTTGAAAGCAGTTAATCCTCCCTCTCTAGCTAGATTTACAATGCTAATTTTTTGTCTTCCAAAATAAACTGGAAGTCGCCAATCAGAACCTACTAAGAACCCACCTTCGAGGTTAATCATTCTTTGATATACAGATTTTATTATTTCAAATTCATCTGAGTTTTTATAACCGCTTGTTGTATATCTGTTTATTTGCCCATTTAATTCTTCTGGGTCTATTAGATTGCCGAGAGTACGTCTTGGAATATTAAATATTGGCAATACGCTTGATTGTAATACTTCTTTATCAATAATATTACTTTCCTCTAAACCGCCTCTTCTACGTCTTTTACCATTAGATTGTTTTGAGTTTGCTAAAGCATCCATCCAACTATCATTTACCCACTTTACGTAACCTCTGTCTTTTTGGAAAGAAGCTTCTTTCATCTCATCGGCTAGTGCTGGAAAATATTCTAATAGCTCATC